TATGGGAAGTCGTATTCCCCTGCCGAAAACTGACGAAGAACTGTCGGAAGTCTACAACAAACTAGGCAGACCTGAATCGGCTGACAAGTATGAATATCAATTAAATGAAGAAGTTAAGCAGTATTTCGATGAAGGGGCTTTAAGTCGTTTCAAAGAAGTCGCACACGCTAACGGCTTGAACAACAAACAGGTTCAGGCATTGATTGATTATCAGTCAGGCGAATTGGCAGAGGTTATTCAGAACGAACCTTCACAGTTAGCCGCACAGAAAATCGAAACAGAAGACTACCTAAAGAAAGAATGGGGTGCAGAGTATGACCGTAATGTTCGTGCCGCACAACGTGCTTTGCAGGTGTATGGCGATGATGAAATCATTGATTTGATGAATACATCGGCAGGCAATCACCCTGCGGTAGTTAAATTGTTTGCAAAACTTGGCAAAGAAATTACGGAAGATATGGCGCAAAACACGGCTAATAACCGTTTGGCTGTATCACCGCTTGACGCTAAGATGGAAATCGAGCAAGTATTCTCTAATCCAAACCACCCATACTTCAAGGACAACCATCCTGAACATCGGGCGGCGGTAGAACGTATGCGGGAATTGCACGAAAAAGTTTATGGTAATTAACCTTTTATATGGTATAGTTACTTAACTACGTCAGAACCGAAAGGACAATCTGTGTGGTGGGCATGATGCCTTAACAATCCGATTAGTTACCGTAAGTAATGAGGTTTCCCTGTAAAGGATAAAAACCGTGTAGCAAGTCGAAAGACTTATTTGAACTTAAACGGAAGGAGAACTGATTATGTCAGTGCAAATCACTACCGCTTTTGTAGAACAATACAAAAGCAATGTGTTTCACTTGGCGCAACAGAAAGGTTCACGTTTGAGGGATGCGGTCCGCACTGAAACAGTAACAGGCAAATCGCATTACTTTGAACGTATCGGCTCTGTCGCGGCACAGAAACGCACATCACGTCATTCGGACACCCCACGCATGGATACGCCACATAGCAGACGTAAAGTCACTATGGACGACTATGATTGGGCAGACCTGATTGACCAAGAAGATAAGGTTCGTATGCTCATTAGCCCACAAAGCGAATACGCTATGGCGGGTGCATGGGCTATGGGTCGAGCAATGGACGATGCAATTATTTCTGCGGCTACAGGCAACGCTTTTGGCGGTGTTAGTGGCGGCACATCTATTGCATTACCTGCGTCACAGCAAATTGCTGTTGGTGCTTCAGGACTTACTATCGCAAAACTTATCGAAGCCAAGGAAATCTTGGACGGTAACGATGTAGACCCTGATGAACCACGGTTTATGATTGTGACCAGTAAGCAGATGACCAATATGCTTAACGAAACCAAAATCACTTCAGCAGACTATGCGTCTGTCAAGGCTTTGGTTCAGGGTCAGATTGGAACTTTCCTAGGTTTCAATTTCATCCGAACTGAACGTCTTGGTTTGGATGGTAATGGTGACCGTCAAGTATTGGCGTTCTGCCGTTCAGGTCTAGGGCTTGCAGTAGGTGCAGATGTATCCACACGGATTTCTGAACGTGCTGACAAGAATTATGCAACTCAAGTGTTTCTTTCAATGACTATCGGTGCTACGCGAGTAGAAGACGAAAAAGTCGTTGAAATCGCTTGTTCAGAATAAGGGGGAGTAGAAAATGGCTACAGTTTACTCTGTTCAAAAGACTAAATGGTCTGTGAATAACCCCTCTGAAAAGGTCAACACTAACGAATTGGCAGGACGTGTGCGTGTCGCTTATGGCGAATACACTACTGCTTCTACCGCTAGTGGTGACGTAATAGAAATGTTTAACTTGCCGAATGGCGCACGAATTGTTGGTGCTAAACTAGGTCACGAAGCCCTAGGTGCATCGACTACTTTGAGCGTTGGTTATGCGGCGCACACTGCTTCTGACGGCTCTGCCGTATCAGCGGCGGCGGCGGCGTATAAAGCGGCGGCGGCTTCTACTTCTGCACAAGTAGTAGATGCGGCGGCAACACTTGCACTTGGCTTTGCTTCTGTAACAGATGCAAACGAAGGCGGTGTGCCAGTTACCGTTACTATCGGGGGTGCGGCGGCAACGGGCAAAGTCACGTTGACCATGCTGTATGTAACCGACTAAAAGGGCTTGATGGGGGGGTAAAACCCCCCGTCATTCTTAGGTGTTCATATGGCTACAGACGTATCAATTTGTTCAAACGCCCTACGTAGGTTGGGTGACAGCCCAATTACGTCTTTAACTGATGACACAGAACGCGCCCGTTTGTGTAATGCTTTTTTTGCAGACGCAAGGGATTCGGTTTTAAGAAGTCACCCGTGGAATTTTGCAATCACACGGGCAACACTGACGAAACTTACAGCAACACCCGCATACGGATATGACTATCAGTATGCCCTACCTACAAACCCATATTGCTTGCGCGTATTGGGAATGGAATACCCTGACTACGAATTCAAAATCGAAAACGATGCGACATTCGGACGGGTGTTACTGACCAATGAAGGCACAGCCAATATCTTATATATTGCACGGGTCACTAATGCGGTCTTGTTTGACAGTATGTTCGTTGACGTGTTGACAGCAAAGTTGGCTGTTGATTTGGCTTACCCTGTAACTGGTAGTGTCCAATTACAAGGTCAGATGGAAAAGTTATATCAGCAAAAACTTTCTGAAGCACGTAGTGTAGACGGACAAGAAGGTGTCATTGATGACCTTGTATCCGATACATTTACGGACTTTAGAAGATAATGGCGCGTGTTCATCCTTTCCAAACAAATTTCACCGCAGGTGAACTAACACCAAAACTTGCAGGTCAGACTGACTTCAAGAAGTATTCTAATGGTGTAGAAATCCTAGAAAACATGACGGTGTTCCCCCAAGGGGGTGCAACGCGGCGTTATGGAACGCGATTTGTTGCTGAAGTAAAAGACAGCACAAAGAAATGTCGTCTAATTCCTTTTGAATTTAACGTAGAACAATCCTACGTGTTGGAATTTGGTGACCAGTATATAAGGTTCTACAAGGATGGTGGGCAGATTACAGAAGCCGCCAAGACCATCACAGCAATTACGCAAGCAAATCCTGCAAACGTCACGTCTGTCGGTCATGGATATACTACGGGTGACGATATTTGGATTTATGCTGTTGTTGGTATGGACGGCATCAATGGCAGGCGTTATCGCATTACTGTTGTGGATGCTGATAACTTTACTTTAGATGGCATAGATACGACATCTTTTACTGCATATACGTCAGGCGGCACAGCAAACAAAGTTTACGAGATTGCTAGCCCCGTCACTGAAGATATACTGTATGAAATCCAATATACGCAGTCTGCGGACGTTATGTATATTGTTCACGAAACCATACCGCCAAAAAAACTATCACGAACAGGACATACATCGTGGACGCTAGTAAGCGAAGCATTTGAAAATGGTCCATATCTTGATAAAAACACATCAAGTTTTACGTTTACATCATCTGCAACAGGTGTAGGCACAGGAAGAACGCTAACAGCATCAGGTTTGTTTCCTGACGCATTAGGTCTTACAGGTTTTCACCCTGACGATATTGGGCGTTTAGTGCGTATGACCGCAGGTTGGGGCGTGATTACAGGCTACAATTCACCTACGCAAGTCGTGTGGGAAATTAAAAAAGCACTGACATCGGCTTCTGCAACAACCGATTGGTCATTAGGTGCATGGTCAGAACACACAGGTTACCCACGAACCGTATCATTCTTTGAACAAAGGTTAATGTTTGCGGGGTCTACGGCTTATCCACAGACTATTTGGGCATCACAATCAGGTCTATACACAAACTTTTCCACAGGAACTTCACTAGCGGCAGAAGCCTTTATCTATACGATTGCGGCTAACAAAGTTAACACAATTCGTTGGCTAGCACCTGCGCGTGACTTAATTGTCGGCACAGCGGGTGGTGAATTCAAAGTGGGCAGACCTACAGGCGAACCGCTAAAGCCTGACAACGTGTCGATTACACAGCAAACTACCTACGGTGGTTGGACTACAGAACCAATTCAGATTGGTAACGTGGTTCTATTTGTGCAGAAACAGCGTAAGAAAATCCGTGAATTTGCGTATCAGTTTGAAGACGATGCGTATGCCGCACCTGATATGTGCCTATTGGCAGAACATATCTTAGGAAACGGCGCGGTAGACGTAGCCTATGCACAAGAACCTGAAAGTATTTATTGGGTGGTTCGTGAAGACGGAACACTGTGCGGAATGACCTATCAGCGTCAAGAAGACGTGGTGGCATGGCACAGGCACATTCTAGGCGGCTACAACGGCTATTCGTTCAATGCGGCTACTGCGGTAACTGGTTCTGCGTCAGACGCGCTGAACAACGGTTATATCACGATTACGGCGCATGGTTATGCGATAGGTGACAAAGTAACGTATGACGCAAACGGCAATACCAAGATTGCGGGTCTTGAAGATGGGAAAGACTATTATGTCGTAGTGCGCAGTGCCAATGAAATTGAATTGGCAGAAACATACCAACAAGCGTTAGACCGCACGATTGTGCAGATTGGCACTGGCACTGGCACACACTATATTCGTGCCGCCGCAAAATGCAAGTCTGTTGCGACTATTTCTGAAGACGAAGAAAACCAAGTATGGCTTTGTGTGGAACGCACGATTGGCAATACTAAACGCGCATACATCGAATACCTAAGTAACACCGTAAATATGGATTCCTGCCTATCAGGAACGGTTAATGGTTCGTCTACAGATGTGACAGGACTAGACCATTTAGAAGGCGAATCAGTCCAAATCCTAATTGGTGACGCTGTTTATCCTAACCAAACAGTAACAAACGGAAAAATAACAGTTAACTTACCTGCCAATACAGGGTATAAGAGTATAGAGATAGGACTGAAATACGTCAGTAAGATTAAAACAATGCGAGTAGAAGCAGGGGCGCAAGCAGGAACGGCACAAGCCCGTCCAAAAAGGTATAATGAAGTTACCGTGCGTTTATATAAAACGGTCGGTGTAACTATAAACGGTGACCAAATACCGTTTAGGTCTTCATCTACCCCTGTTGGGCAGAACATTGAAGAATTTACAGGCGACAAACGGGTGACCAACCTAGGATGGGATAGAGATGGTCAGATAATAATAGAACAAACGCAACCATTGCCAATGACAGTCCTAGGTGTCACAGGCACATTGGTTACGAGTGATTAGGAAAGGGGGTTCATAATGGCTTGGTGGGTTGTTCCTGCTATGCTTGCTTCAACGGCAGTGACCGTTATGGGCATCTCACAGCAAAAAAAGGCAATGAAAGCAAATGCGGCTTGGGCAGAATACGAGCGCACACTTAACTTTCATTACGAAAAACAGAAGCGTCTTAAAGATGAAACTGCGCGACTAAGTGAAAACCGCGCACGTGCAGGTGCGTCAGGAACACAAATGTTCACAGGAAGCAGTCTATTGATTGCCGAAGCAGATGCGCAAGAATTTGAGAACGATATGTGGTTCTTGGAAAAAGGCGTATTTGTAAAAAATGCGGCGGCAAATGCAGAACTGCAAGGACAGTTAACGGCGGCTAATTATAAGATTGGTCAGACAATACTTAGCGGTGCGGCACAGGCAGGCGATTACGATGCCCGATTTAACGATGCCAAATTCTTTGGAAGTGCGTAATCATGGCTATTAAATTATCAAGATACGCAGGCAGTCTAGGAAGCGCACCACTACAAAGTGGACGAACTATTACTACGGGCGTTACCGAAGGTGGATTGCAAGACCTTGGTAAAGGAATTATGGATATTGCCAAAATGTATGGCGAAGCAAGTATCCGTAGGGAAGCCAAACTGCGTGACCTTGACCTAGTTTCTAAAAACGAAAACGGTAAGAACGAAAGCCTGCTTCACAATGATAATTTTACTTTTGACATAGAAACGTCAGGTAGAACCGATTGGCAGTCTTGGGAAGATGAATTTAAGACCAGTTATCAAACAAATGTAACTGACAAAAAACTCAATGGCGATTTCAAAGACGATGAAGTCGCATGGAAAAAACATGAGCCGTTCAATGACCTAGGTTACATTGAAGGGCTACGTGCTATCCGCACATTGGCAAAAAATCAGCGTCTTAAAAATGCGCAACGTGCGTATGACCAGTCATGGGTAAGCACCCAAGGTAGCATCGACAAAGCAACGTCAGCCGAAGAAGTAAAAAGTATTTACGACACATGGGCGACAGGCACGTTAGGTAACTACGCTAAGACTGAATTTATTACGGGTGAACGCTATAAGTCTGACAATGAAGGCATGGCGGCATATGCAAACAATGCCTATATGTTTCATCAGGTCAGCAAAGGTGTTGCACCATTACAAGCACCTAATGGTAGCGGGGCAATAAATTGGGCTGAACTAGCCAACAAAGCCGCAGACCCTACTTACAAAATGCAGGACATTCAGGGTAATGAACTTACCGTTGATGACCCAATCCGCAAAGGTCTTATTAAACATTACCGTGAAAAAGACGGTGAACAAGACACGTTCTTTGAGCGTGAACGTAATGACCGTCAACGCGAATCAAAAGGTTTTTTTACTGACCGAATCATCAGAATGTCTACAGGTAAGCCTGATGCTGACTTCCTAGGTGATTTGCAAAAAGACCAAAGTCTTGAGCCTGAAACCAAGTTAGCCCTAAGAAATTCTTACTTTACTACTGTCGGTAACTTGAAAGACAAAACAAAACCGTGGGAAACACAGCAAGGCATTGCCGCAGAAGGTATGTTGCGTGTTTTGGTTTCTGCGGGTGTGATTGATACGCAAGAAGAAAAAGGCATTATCCGCGATATGTGGCTAAACGGGCAGTTAATCAGTCCTGAAACCGTTTCTACGCTTGATAAACTTGTTGACGAAAAAATTGCACAAAGCAATAAGCCTAACCAAGTGCTTTATAAACGCACAGTAGGCACGATTATGAAAGAAATGGGCGAAAAACAAAGCCCAATAGCCGCGTTATCAAGTCTTGATGCAGGTGCAGGTTCACTTAAAAGCCTGTCTGATGTTCAAAATCTGATTGATTCAATGTCAGGTCAGATGTCTAAAGAAGCATTGTTGGCTATTCAAAACCTAGATTACATGATTGCTGAAGGTCAACGT